GGCTGCCGGAGGCGCTCAACAGGATGACGTGCTGATGTACGTGATGCTGTGGCGCATTGATGCCGGAGATTATGCAGGGGCGCTGGAGATCGGGCGTCATGCCCTGCGTCATGGCTGGGTGATGCCGCTGGGTAACCGCAACGTGCAGACCGTGCTGGCAGAGGAAATGGCAGACGCGGCGCAGAGCGCAATGCTTGCCGCCACCGGCTTTGATGCCGATCTGTTGCTGCAGACGCTGGAGCTGACAGACGGTCTGGATATGCCGGACCAGTCACGGGCGCGTCTGCATAAAGCGATTGGCGCTGTCCTGAGTGAAAGCAACCCGGCTTCCGCCCTTAATCATCTCAACCATGCGTTACAGCTCGATCCTCGCTGTGGCGTGAAAAAAGACAAACAGCAGCTGGAGCGCAGACTGCGCAATGACAGCCGCTGACAGAACGTGCCCCCGCGCACGGGCGGCACGGGGTGGCGAAAGGCACTGCCACATCAAAACCCCGTCCACCGCCCTCTATTTCAGGAGAAAGCAGCATGAAGTTTGTTGCGCCAGAACAGGCACCAGAACAGGCGGAAATCATCAGGAATACGCCGTTCTGGCCTGATGTGGACCTGTCGGAGTTTCGCAGCGTGATGCGCACTGACGGCACGGTGACGCAGCCGCGTTTAAAGCAGGTTGCGCTGTCGGCAATTTCGGAGGTCAACGCAGAGCTGTATGAGTTTCGCAGACGCCAGCAGATGCTGGGGTATGCCTCGCTGGCAGAAGTTCCGGCGGAACAGCTGGACGGCAAAAGTGAGCGCATTCAGCACTATTTCAACGCGGTTTACTGCTGGGCACGCGCCATGCTCAACGAACGATACCAGGACTATGACGCCACGGCGTCCGGTGTGAAGCGGGGCGAGGAACTGGCGGAAGCAAGCGGTGATTTGTGGCGTGACGCCCGCTGGGCCATCAGCCGGGTGCAGGATGCGCCGCACTGCACAGTGGAGCTTATCTGATGAAAGTGCGTGCGCATCAGTATGACACGGTGGACGCGCTTTGCTGGCGTCATTACGGGCGCACGCAGGGGGTCACGGAGCAGGTACTGAAGGCAAATCCGGGGCTTGCCGAATACGGCCCCTTTTTACCTCACGGGCTGCAGGTGGAGCTGCCGGACATTCCGACCACCACCACCGTGCAGACCGTCCAGCTATGGGACTGAATTATGACGCTTGAGCGAATCAGCGCCTTTATCACGTATTGCATCGCCGTCGTGCTGGCCTGGCTGGGCGATTTGTCCATCAAGGATGCCTCAACGCTGGGCGGTCTGATGATTGGTGTACTGATGCTGGCTATCAACTGGTACTACAAACACAAATCCTACCTGCTTCTGCGCGACGGGCAGATCTCGCGGGAGGACTATGAATCCATCAATCGTTAAACGCTGCCTTGTCGGGGCCGTGCTGGCTATTGCTGCCACGCTGCCGGGTTTTCAGCAGCTTCACACCTCCGTGGAGGGGCTGAAACTGATTGCTGATTACGAAGGCTGTCGTCTGCAGCCGTATCAGTGCAGCGCGGGTGTCTGGACCGACGGCATTGGTAATACATCGGGCGTCATTCCCGGCAAAACAATCACGGAACGACAGGCAGCAGAAGGGCTGATCTCCAACGTGCTGCGTGTGGAGCGGGTACTGGAAAGGTGTGTGAAGCAACTGCCACCACAGAAGGTGTATGACGCTACGGTGTCGTTTGCCTTCAACGTGGGGACGGGCAATGCCTGCAGCTCCACGCTGGTGAAATTGCTCAATCAGCGGCGCTGGGCGGATGCGTGCCGACAGTTGCCGCGCTGGGTTTATGTAAAAGGTGTGTTTAATCAGGGGCTGGATAACCGCCGTGCGCGGGAGATGGCCTGGTGTTTACAGGGAGCAAACTGAAATGAAAAAGAAATTAATCAGCGGACTGTTTCTGATGTTATGGATGGCGCTGTTAATCGCAGCAATGGTGTATCCGCAGGGGATTTTTCCGGTACTGGCAGCGTCCGGCGTTTGGGTAGCCTGTTTGCTGACATGGGCGGTAATTCCGGTAGCACTGGCTGCGTTAATTAAGAATGGCCCGCTCTGGCAGGAGTTAAGGGCATCTTTACTGAAGACAATTACCCGAAAAGAAAACGTATTTATCAGTTGGGTGATGCGATTGCTGATTGTTGTAAGTCTCGCCTGGACGGGGTGGGCTATTACCCTGGTCTTTTATCTACTGACCGTTATTGCCTTCTGGATCACCCGTAATCAGATGGCGCAACAGGTAGCAGCATGAACCGGTTGCTGCTGGTTGTGCTGGCGTTATTACTGGCGGCGCTGGGCTGGCAGACGTGGCGGCTGGCTGATGCCAGCCAGACCATTAGCACGCAGGCAGACGAGCTGCAGAGCAAAAGCCAGGCACTGGCAAAGAGCAACAGCCAGCTTATCAGCCTGTCCATTCTGACTGAAACCAATAACCGGGAGCAGGCGCGGCTCTATGCCGAAGCAGAACAGACCAGCGCGCTGCTGAGACAACGACAACACCGGATCGAGGAACTGAAACGTGAGAACGAGGATTTACGCCGCTGGACTGATACTCCTTTGCCTGCTGACATTATCCGGCTGCGGGAACGTCCGACGCTCACCGGAGGTGCAGCTTATCGTCAGTGGTTGTCCGCGAGTGACACCGTGTCGGCTGGATCAGGCAGAGCCGCGCACTAACGGTGATCTGAACGCGTTGTTGGATGAAACGGAGGCCGCCTGGGCGGTCTGTGCAGACAAAGTGGACATGATTATTGCGTGTCAGGAGCAAAACAGTGAACAAACCACAATCCCTGCGCCACGCCCTCAATAAAGCGGTGCCTTATGTCCGCAATAACCCGGACAAACTGCATCTGTTTGTGGATAACGGTTCGCTGGTTGCCACGGGGGCCAGCTCCATGTCGTGGGAGTACCGTTACACCCTGAACGCGGTGATTGAGGATTTCAGCGGCGACCAGAATCTGCTGATGGCCCCGGTTTTGCTGTGGCTGAGGGATAACCAGCCCGATGCCATCAATAACCCGGCGTTACGGGAAAAACTATTCACCTTTGAGGTGGATATTCTGCGCAACGATGTCTGTGATATCAGCCTGAACCTGCAACTGACGGAGCGTGTGCTGGTCAGCACTGACGGTAGTGTGTCGAGTGTTGAAGCTATAGCGGAACCTGATGAACCTGAAGAAATGTGGACGGTGAAACGTGGCTGAACTGCAGACTGATGCACTCACTGGCGGTCACTGAACAACGCGCCAGCTTCAAAGCGTGGACATTACTGCTGGCAATCAGTGCCTTCTCGTTGTGTCTGCTGGGGACTTTCCTGGTGCGTTCCGGCGTGCTGGTATCGGTACACGCGTTTGCCTCTGATCCGGCACGCGGTATGTTTATCCTCGCCTTTATGGTACTGGTGATTGGTGGTTCGCTGCTGCTGTTTGCCGCACGTGGACACAAAGTTCGCTCACGCGTAAACAATGCGCTGTGGAAAACGGGCACTTAGCGTGGCAAATTGCGCTACCGGGGCACAACGCTGACGCAGCGTAGCGAGCTGTCCTTCCAGTTTTTCCAGCAGCAGGGCGGTTTTCACGATAAGACCTCAATGAAAATGATAATTGTTATGCTAAAGTAGCCACTCTGTAAGCTGACAACACTCAATATGCAACGAATCATTTTAATCATCATGTTGAACTGGTACAGGCAACCAGCGGCACGCTGATGATTTTGCGCCATACCGCACCGCTAAGTTCGGCTGATCGCGAAAAACTGGAACGCTTTTCGCATTCTGAAGGCCTGGATCTGTATCTCGCCCCCGATAGTGAGATACTCGAAACCGTCTCTGGTGAGATGCCCTGGTATGACTCAAACGGGTTTATGGCACAACGAGTACAGCTCACTGCAACGGTGTCCGAAAACCAACTCGGTCAACGCTTAGATCAGGCTTTGGCCGAAATGTTCCCGGATTATTCACGTTCGCGCCAATCGTTCCCTGGCCAGCAATCACTTTCGGATCATCGTAAGGTGGGATAAAAATACGACCTTCCATTTCGACAATTTCGCTCACTTTAGCGATAGTGTCGTTGAAATTATCACCATGCAGAACGACTTCTGCGGAGTAG